CTATTTATATTAATTCAAGTGCAGATGGTCAACTTGATATTGTTGCAGATACAGAAGTACAAATTGCAACTACAACAGTAGACTTAAATGGTAACTTAACCATATCTGGTTCTCTTAGCATAGGAGATGTTGCTGTTACTTCAACTGCAGCTGAATTAAATATACTTGATGGAGTTACAGCCACAGCAACAGAATTAAACATTATGGATGGTGTTACTGCTACAACTGCAGAACTTAACATAATGGATGGAGTAACATCAACAACTGCAGAGTTAAATATATTAGATGGTGTAACGTCTTCTGCTGCAGAATTAAACTATGTTGATATAACTACATTAGGTACATCACAAGCTTCTAAAGCTGTTACAGTAGATAGTAATGGTGATTTAATTATACCTGACAGTGACAAGTTTAAATTTGGTGCAGGTAGTGATATGCAACTGTACCATGATGGTTCTAACTCTTTTATTACTAATGCTACAGGTACATTAAAGCTTGCTACAGAGACAAGTGGTATAGCTGTAACAATAGGTCATACAACTTCAGAAGTAACTGTTGCAGATAACTTAACTGTAACAGGAACAACTACTTTATCTACTACATCTTTTGGTGATGCTAATATTATTAATGTAGGTGATATAGCTCTTGACTCTATTAGTGCAGATGGTACAGATATTAACGTAGCTATTACAGATAACTCTGCCACTTCTTTTACTATTAAACAAGGTTCTGATGCTTACTTAATTGTGGATACAGGTAATAGTAGTGAGTCTATATCTATAGGTACAGGTATATCAGGTACAGCTATTACAATAGG